GTCGCCAGCAGGTAGAGCCCCGATTGCGGGTCGTAACCCGGATCTGCAAGCAGCGATCCGTCGGCACGCAGCGTCGGGGTGGTGATGATCCCGCTCACACGTGGAAAGGTCCATTGTCGCTCGCCTGCCAGCACCATACGCACGAGCTGCAATGGCGGATCGACATCGACCCAGGCATTGCGTTTACGGTTGAAGCTCTGGAAGATCGCGGAGTCGGCAATTGGCCACAGCAACGAATCGATAGATAGTGGACGCAGCCGCGCGGTGATGGTCTTGCGTCCGTCGGCTGCGGCGGCGGTTTCGCAAACCGGCTCGACCAGGGTTCCGCTACGGGCAAAGACGGGTGCGCCCTTGGTGATCAATGCGCGCGCGATCTCCGCAGCGATCTCCGGCAGCTTTCCGGCAACGATGCGGATGGTCGGGATGACGTGGTGTGGAGCGGCGCTTGCTCCCGGGGCAGAGCTGGCCGCCGCTGAGGCCGGGCCCGTGCTGGCCGCCGGCGGCGCGGTGCCCGCCGCGACCTTGCCATAGGACCGCTCGACCTCCTTGCGCAGGCGCTTGGCGTACTTCTTGGCGATCCCGTCCGGATACCGCTCGAGCAGCGCGACGATCGCATCGGCGGTCCAATTTCGCCGCCGTAACTGCGCCACCACATCGTGAAATACTTTCGAGCGGTCCGCACCGGGATCGGCGCCATGGCGGATGACGTCGAGCAGGTCGTCCGGGAGTGTCGCTTCGTCGGGATGATCCGACGTGGAGCTCAGCTGTGTTCCCACCGTTACCGGCGAGGCGAATGCGGCCATCAGTTCGTCGGGGTCCCACAGCCGGCCGGTATATTCGACGATCCGGGTCGGCTCGATATTGACACGGCCACGCGCACGCTTGGCTGCCGAGGGGAAGTTGGGCGTGCCGGCGACGCGATAGCACTGCGTGACCACACCGGTGTCTTGGTCGGCGCCGGAGCTCGCACGGATGGCGTCGCCAATTGGCTTCGCCTGCGCTGCCGAGATCGCCCGCGTCAGCAGATACCAGAGGTGAAAATTTCCGGCCGAGGTCTCGGTCGCCAATGTTGGCTTGGCAACGACGTGGCCGCCCTTGCCCTTGTCGGCATCGCTATCAATAACGAAACCGAACACCCATGCCGTATCCTCAAGCCCGCCGCGCTTGGTACCGCGGAGATCGGCGCGCACGGTGCGGGGCTCGATGTAGACGTTGTGGCCGGCGCCGGCGTCGCCGAGCGCAGTCGCGAGCATGTGGTCGACGTCGCCGATTTGGAAGCGGCTCGGCACGACCTTCTCGTCGATCGGGTTGATGCGGCAGAGCTGCAGCACGCCAGGCGGGCCGGCGCCATTGATGACCTGCGCGGCATGCGCGTTAATGATCTCGAGGAACTGCCGGACCGTCCCTTCGTCGACTTGCGCGGTCATGTAATCTTGCCTCCGAGCTTGAAGAACAGGCTGTGCAGGTATTTGTGCTGGCGCTCTGTTGGCTCGTGTCCCCACGCGGTGCGCGCCGCCATGTCGTCGATGAATTCATGATGCTTCGGATCGAGGCGGTGCTTGTTGCGTTGAAGGAAGAGCCCGACCGCTTCCCAGGTCAGTTTCCCATCGGTGCCGAGAAAGTCGTCGCTGCCGTGTTGCCTGTTCTCTGTGTCCTGCACGCCGCGGGCATAGGCGGCATCCCAGACCCGCTGCATTTTCTCCTCGGGGATGTGCTGACCGTTCGACGCCTCGAGCGGGTCTGCTATGGCGTGGATATCGAGGCTGTTAGCTTCCAAGGTGCGCTGCAGGGCGTGCACAGTCGCAATGATCTCGCCGTCGCTCGACGATGACAACCTACGAACGAGATCTGCAATCCGCTTTGCGATGATAGGATCGTCGGCAATCATCGCCAGCACCGCTCTTTGTGCGCGCAGAGGCGGCAGCGCCAATCTTGTCGTCGAATGCGCGCGGCAGCAGCTCGCCAGCGCGGGTTGCCTCAATGATGTAGACGGAGCGATCACTCCATTCCTGCGCACGTTCGGCATTGAACGGCACGAGAAAATGCAGACCCTCACACGTGTTCGCGTTCACGACGGTGAACAGCGCGGGATTCGTAATGTCGAGATACGCTTGATAAAGAACGACTTGTGCTGCGTATTGCGGGAATGCTTTTTCGAGTCCGTCGCGCTCGATTGCGCGCCAATTCTTCGCGTTAAGACATTTGCATTCCCACAGGAAGGGGTAGTTGAAGTACGCGCCGTTCAGTGGGTTTGGGCCGGCGATAACGATGCCGTCGGCGTGGCCACGCAGGTCGCCGTTTACGGCGGTAAACGCCAGCGCCTCGGGCGGGGCGAACTTGAACCCCGCAGCCATCAAGTGCCGGCGCGCGACGTCCTCGAAATAGTGCCCGCGTTCGAAGATGTCCCGCACGCGAGATGACAGCGTGGGCTTGCACCACCAGTCAAACTGGACTTTGCGTAGGCACACGTTGCCGACAATGCTGGCGCCGAGATACGGACGCGGGAGCTCGGCCTGAGCCGCGGTCGCACGTTCGATTGCGTCATTGACGGCGACGTTCACGATCTCGGATGACAGGCTTGCGCGGTTAAAGTTGAGTGGCATGGCTAAAGTCCAATGGGACCGTCCAATTCATCTGGCGTCATCACCGGCCCGCCCGCCGCGGCGTTAGCCTGGCGCGCGATCGTGCTTGCGCTGGACTGCCTGGTTACGCCTTTGGCGCTCAAGTCGCGTGCGATCACGGCCTTGCGCATGAGGGCGAGCGCTGCGGTCAGGAACTCGACCATGGTTTCACGCGGCCACTCGGCAAGCGGCTTCGACCAGTCGATGCCGGGCGTATTGGCGAGCTCGGATAGGATCGCCGCGACCGCACCGGCGTCCCACGGATCGGGATCGAGGCCAGTCATCCGGATGGTCTGTTCAGCATCGAGCTCTCAGCGGCCGCTTGCTGGGCACGCGTCGAGATCCAGCCGAACAGGATTGCGGCGACGAGCCATCCCCACTCGATCTCCCCCAGACGTCCGATCGGAGTCCCGGGCGGGATGGGGCCGCCGTGGTTGACGACCCCTCGCGCCGCGGCGATGGCGGCAGCGGTTGCTTGCCGCTGCCACGCGTCCTCGGTCGCGGACTCCGTGACCAGGCCAATCTTGCGCATCTGTCGGGTCATGGCGATCAACTCGCCCAGCTTGGCTTCGCGACGCCCGGAGAAGGTGTCGCGGACGGAGGCGGCGTTGCGGCCGTGCCGGCACTGCCACCCTCGAAGGGCGGCGACTGCTCGATCGGGTGCCAGTCCTTCTTGTCGGGCGTGATCACCGCCGCGAGAATGTTCTTGTCCGCGTAGTTCTCACCCGGCTTATCCTTGATTGGTTTGCCCTTCTCGATGCCGATGCGAGCGATGAAGGTGATGTTGTCGAAGTCTTTCAGGTCGGCCATCCGGCCCGCGCGTGCCTGGTCGCTCATGTTGTCGGGCCGGATGTTGCGCGCTGACTCGAGGATGCTGCGCAGTACGCCGCGGCTGATCTCCGCCGCCTTGGCGTGCCCGGCGGTCGTGCCTTCGAGCACGAAATTGCCCCAGAACTTGCGCCGCGCGTAGGGCCCGTCGACGAGCACGAATTCACAGTCGAGCATTTCGCAGGGATCTTTCTTCGGGTCCTTCGAACGGGTGAGCCATCCATCCTCGCCGGCGTTGCCGGCGCGGATGCGCATCAGCACGCTGGCAACCGTGCCGGCTGGAATGAGCTCGATGTTGTCGCGCGGGGGTGCAGCACTGGAATAGTCGTAAGGCATGCGCCTTCTCCTGTGGTTAGGCAGCCTCTGCTGCCGGGTTGCTGATGGTCGGGATAAGCTTGGCGATCAGTTTGCCGAGGTCGGGCGGCTCGACTTGCTCAAGCCGACCGCTGCGATCCTTGGCTGGATAGCCCCACGGGTTTGGCGACGTACACACGAAGGCGTGCACGGGCTTGCCATCACCGAAGTCGACCCACTGCATGGTGACGATCTGATCGACGATGGCGGGGAGCTCACGTCCGGTCTTGCCGCCTTCGAGCTGCGGCCGCCATTCGATGAAGCGGTTGAACTCGTCAACGACGCGTTCAAGCACAGCGACGAAGATTACGTTCTTGCCCCGCGCGTGCTGCAATTGCTGCAGCCAATGCACCATCTGTCGTCCATGCAGGCCGTAAGCACCGCGGGTGTCCTTCTTGCCGGTGCGCTCCGAAAACGCCTCCGGCTGCTGTTCGGCGTGACGAAAAGAGAGCCGGGAGATTTCAGTAATACTGTCGACGAAGACGCTCTCGTAGCGGTCGAGATTTGCGAGCGCCCCGCCGACGGCTTCGTAATGTGCCGCGCTGTAGGCGCTGGTCGGCGGGAACGACGGGTTTGG